CTTGCTAATACCCAGCTATATGGGCGTTTCAGAACATTAGCATTGACTAATTTAGGGGTTTTGTGCTCATAGTTGATCAAAAAGTGATCAAATGTATCCGTGGGATAGCCATGGGATAGCCATGGGATAGCCGTGGGATAGTAATTTTATACAGTGGGATAGTAAATGACAACCGTGGGATAGCCGTGGGATAGTTTTACCTAGCAGTTTTCAACGCATGGTCTATGCTTTTTCTTAATGCAGTTGATGCTCTACGCCTAACGTAATTCTCTGCAATCTTATCAGCCTTCCATATAGCCTTTTGTTGACGCTTACGCTTACCTAGGAATACGACCATACGTAAGCCGCGCTTGGTTCTACGGTACATACCGAAGTTCTTATCATTTGGCTTTTGTCCCGCTGGATGACCAATAAAGAACTTTGCATTAGGATTACTAGGCCCAACAAATGAGCCACCAGACCTTTCTGGCTTTCTGTTAGCTATAAACTTCTTAGTTAAGTTACCATACTTGTTTGTCTTTTGACCTTTGCCAGGCATAACTAAAGTCTTTGCAGACCCAGTACCATTAAACTTACTCATACGGGGTTTTACAGTACCACCTCGCATTAATGTTTTCAGGTAAGGTCGGTTAGCCTGAATGTAAACCTCATTCCATAGTCGCCTTTTGCTATATTTAGCATACCTAACCTTAAATGCGTTTTTAGTGAAAGGAGTTGCGCCACCATCAAAGCGATCAACAGACTTCTTGATTACCTTATGAGTAGCAAATGACAAATTTTGAATAGTAATGCCCACAGCAAAAGGAACTTGATCTCTTTTAGCTCCCATTTGTTCTTGCAGCTTATCTATATCAAACTCTACTGAAATCATAGCCGTGGGATAGCCGTGGGATAGCTTTCCTTGTCCTCAATAGCATTGCGGATCTTCTTTGCTTTCTGATCCTTTAGTTTCTCAGCAGCCGATTTAATTACCTTAAACCTTTTAGCCTGTTCTTCAGTCATCACTTTCATTGTGCGCTATAACTCCTAGCCCGATTTCTACCAATTGTAACAGAACTGCGTTAACCGATAAATCGTTTTCGTCTGCGGCTTCTTTAACTCGAAGGTATACATCGTTTGGAAAGTAGATAGCTGAACGTTTAGCATCTGGGCGGCGCTTTAACTTAACAACACTCATAGTGGTTACTCTATATTAATACTGGAAACTAATCATAACAATTTGTTTCAAGTATTACAACAGTATACTACCCCACTGGAGACATTGCGTTATATCGTTCTTGCGCTAGTCGGTATCGTCTAAAGTCAGCAAGTGATGGGTCTGGTTTAACCTTCCTATCAGCCTCATACAAGGCCATTACTAGCCTATCCTGGGCAATCAATGCTCGTTGAGATGCTGTTGGGCCTTTGCGCTCGAACTCCTCCTTCTCAATTAAGCCACGATCTTCTAGGTTCCGCATGATTGAAGCATACGAACATAGGTATCGGCAATAGACCATCATGTTACCACTGCGTCCTGTCTTGATATGGAAGCGATCATTACCGCCACAACACGGGCATGGCCCCTTGTACTCACCACCAGCCTTTTTAAGCCCTATGCCTTCTGCTACATATGCAATGTTCATGCTGCGTTAATCCTCTTACTGTATCTAATTTGTGTGCTTGTTATGTAATCCCTAGTCTCATCGCTTATGCCATTTACCATGTGAGGCTTTATAGCATTGGGCCAGACTCCATATCTTTCACGGTATTTATGGGATGCCCATGACTCCTTGTAGCTCTTACTTCTCGTATATAGCAATAGCTCAGAGTAAAAGGTGCTTTTATCTTCTTTAGTGTGCTTCTTATTACGCTGCTCTGGTGACAGCTTAGTTAGTATCTCATCAGTAGAATCTAGATACTGCTGCTTTAAAGGTATCTCGTATCCACACTTACACCTAATTCCAACCATTTGCTGCGTACACTGTGGGCACTCCTTAGCTTTAGTCTCCTTCTTCTCCTTAACTAAGTCCTTCTCATTGTATCTTTGTGTACCGTCATCCAGTACATCTGGCACTATAGACTCTGCTGGGCCATGTCTTCCGTAGTTGCCTGCGTGATCCAATACAATAGCCTTATCCTTACCTTCTGATATTCTGAGCACACGACCGATTCTTTGCTGGTAGACAATTTTACTGGAAGTTGGGTAGCAATCAATACAGCAACTGACCTTTGGTGCGTCATAGCCCGTATTCAACAGGCGACTACAGGACAAGATCATAAACTCACCAGAATCATGAGCCTTATATATAATCTCACGCTCTTCTTCGTCCATGTATCCGTCTATGTGCTCCGCTGATATGCCTGCCTCATTGAACTGCTTAACAAGCTCCTTAGAGTGCTTAATGCTTGGTGCAAATGCAATGCTTTGACGACCATTAGCCCACTTAAGCCAGTTCTTAATGATGTCACCCACCAGCTTATCATCCTTCTCAGTAGCATCAGACAGTGACTTAGGGTCGTAATCTGTACCACCCGTAGGAAGTGCTCTGCGAGTAACTCCATTAAGGTTTGCTTTTCTTCCGCCATAGTAATCAACCTCGCACAAATAGCCTTTGTCGATAAGCTGCTCAGTGGTGATAGGAACTAATAGGTCGTTGAAATACTTACCCAACCCCTTACTGTAGGGTGTGGCACTAAGACCTATGAAAGGAAGGTTGTTATAAACTTCCATTAGGTTCTTATGAGCCTTATGCAGGGAATGGATCTCATCCATTATGCAGATATCGAATATAGGAAGGTGCTGCTTACGAGCCAAGGTCTGGATAGACGCTATCTGAACTGGCGCGTTATAGTTTGTACGCTCATGGTTGCCTTGCATCACGCCTACATCAATTCCGAACCTATCGAATGTCTCAAGCGTCTGCTGAACCAGCTTAATTCTGTCACAGATAAACATAACTCGCTTACCCTTGCTTGCTGCCATCATAGCTATCTGCGCTGCTACAACTGTCTTACCAAACCCTGTAGGTGCCGCTAATAGTGGCCTGTTTAAACCTTTAGCTATTGAGTTCCTAAGCATTTCAATTGATTTTGTTTGGTGTGGTCTAAGATCCATCATTATTATTCTCACTTTCTTCAGGCAATACTTGTCACTAAGATGGTTTGGGAAACCTATACAAGGAACCATAACCAACAGAGTGCTATTTGCTTAATCCAATCACCACATTTGCATAAACCTTTCAACGTTCCGTGTTGAGCTGGTCTGCTCCCTAATATGTTCCGCTAACTATGTTTGTATCTCGGCATTGCGCTGCGTTGATCAGTCCCATCAGTCCTGGCGGTGATTGCTATCCTACGTTTAAAGCCAGTAGTAGGCATGAGCGTTGTTTGATATGGCGGCAACACTAAAGAAACCCGCATTTTATTGCTGGATTCGATGCTGCAAAGAAAGAATATTGCGTTGGTATAACGCAAATGATAAACTAACACCTGTGTTGGCGCTGGTTCCTTCTGGTTTCTTCGCTGGCTCGAATGAGGCTCTAACCTCTTCACCAACACAATCTATACTACATGAACGGGCCGCCCTAAACAAGCGGCCCTTTTTGTTTCTACGACATTACCATCAAATTAAGCGCAATCCATACACCTAACGCACCACCAGCTATAGAAGTCATAAAGCTCATTACCACAGCCTTAGTAACTACAAAATTAATGGTTGGCAATAGCACAGACTTATCAACCTTATTATTGCGCTTCTTAAAAGCCACATGACTAACCGATTTTAATGCAGGTTTAACTTTAGGTCTTACATAGTTATTTTTTAACTTACTAAGGTGAACCTTTACTCCGTCTGAAGTCCTGCCAAGCTCAAGAGCTATAGAAGCTGCATCAAGGCCCATTTGTTGCATGGATTGCGCTGTTTGGCTATGGATTGCAGTCCAAGGTTTGTTTCTATTGTTTTTCATTTTAATACTCCAGTTTATTTATAAAAAATATGTTGTCCAACTTCAAGAACAACGGTCATATCATCAGCCCAGTATGGGTTAACGTATGTTGCGTGATAGTGAGTAGCTCCCTCACTAATGTCTGTTACGGTTCCAGCCATAATATGCTTGGCTATTAAGACTGA